ACCAGCAACATCAACTGCTCCGCCGTCTTCAGCAGCCGCAGCGGCAAGAGCCAAACTGTCGCCCGCAGCAAGATCAATTACAACATTGCCGGTGGCAATATTGGCTCCAACAACAAATTTACACCACCAGCCTTCACCGGCAGCAGAGGCTTCTGGTAAGGTTAGAACAACAGGGGTGTTTCCACCGGGAATAGTAAAAACTGTACCACACTCTGCAACTGTGGCAGTGTGAGCGGCGGAAAGTGCTTTAATCTTCTTTCGATCCGCAGAATATCTTCCTAATTTAGCCATTTATGTAATCTCCTATAATCAATAAATTTGTATACGCTCTATGCGTAATCAATAATAAATAGTATACAGAAATAGAAAACCCCCGGAGTTTCCTCCGAGGGCATTTTTTATTTCATCAAGTTATCTGATATTAGCTACCAGACTCTCCGTTAAGACCTCGAACGATAACAAGACCGTACATATCAGGTCGAACCATCTTCTTGGCGTAACGGGTCATGACCCCTTTACGAGGAACGAAGTCCTCAACACCGAAGATCGTTGGAGTGGTTTGCAGTGGCACATAAGGTGCATATACATAACCAGACTCAAGGAAACTATTTCCTTTACGTCCAACAAGGATCACATTACGAAGGAAGTAAGGATCGACGATAACGTCCATCTTACGGTTCAAAGCACCAGCTTTGACTGCTCCGATGTCACCTTTGTCTGCATCAGCAGTAACGTTAGCTCGGAATCCAGAAGTGAACTCAAGGATGTTAGCAATCTCAGGTCCGCAGACGATGAAATTAGCACCACCACGAAGAGTCTTCAAGTGGATCTGAGCAGATACGTCATTAATGGTCTCAATAAGAGTTTCATACCATTCGCTGACGGTACCAGTGAAGTCAGGAGCAGCAGAAGTTGCACCCAATTCAGCACCAGTTACACGGTTTACAAACAAACCAGGAGAACGAGACCAGTAGTATTTACCAGCAGTAGCACCGTTCACAAGATCAGCCAAGATTTCTCGATCGATTTCAAGAGCAACTTGCTCAGAAAGGATAGAAGTCAACTCAACTTCAGCATCCAAGTTGTGGTATGCATTAAGATCTTGACCAAGCTCTGGAGACCACTTAGCCTTCAGTTTCTTGGTTTGAGCGGTGATAGCAACACTATCTACCTTGATGTCGATCTCTGGGATGGCTTCGTTCATTTCCAATGGCATGGTGAATGATCCCAAAGCACCAGCAGCGGTACCAGCACCAGCGGAGACGTCATCCTTAAGTGGAATTTCAACGTCCCAAGCAGCATAGTTTGTCTTAGATGAGACTGTTCCCATGAGCGCAGCAGTGTTAACCAGAACAAAACGAACAGCTTTTACACCACCAGCACCCTCTGATGCATCAACAACTTGAGTAAGTCGTCGAACGATTCGAGTGGTGTCGGGAGCTTCATCAGCCAGTTTTGCAAGTTCAGCACCTTCAATATTGAAAGCTGCCAAATTTTCAAAATCAGCGTTTGCGGTAACAAAGTCGTCATGATCAGTATCAAGAATACAGACCTCAAATGTGTCACCGAGAGAAAGAAGATCAGGATCGTAATTGATCAACTTCTTTTGTGCTTCCGTTGCACTTCCGAGAAGGAATTGGTCCTTGATGTCGCAATCGCCTGTGGCGATGGCAGATACGGAACCAGTTGGAGAAGCCCAAGCGCCCCCAACAGCTTGTCGCATACCGATGTTCTCTTTAAGACTAGAGCCAACAATGTCAACACCACCGGTTACTTCAGAACCGACTTGATTTGTTCCATAAATGGATTTGTCATAAAGGTTACCAAAACGGTCACCACCAGCAGCGGTGGTTTGGTCTGTACCGGATCCAAGACTTGGTGAATATACAAAGTCAAGGAAGAAGATGAGGCCAGATGGCAAGCTCATCGGTTGAACGCTAACAAGATCATTAGCGATAAGTCCGGCGAATACTCGTCGAACGATTGGGAAAGCAACAGCGGCAAAACCTTGCACGTCGTTGTTACCCATTGCAGAACTCTCACGAAGTAGTTCTTTAGCTTGGTTTTCAAGCAATCGAGCCATAGTTGACTTCATTTGATCGCTTTCAAGACCTTCGAGAAGACCGGTGGCCGTCCATTTGTTAAGAAGAGCTTGCCCTTCTTGTTTCATGTCACGGTTCACAATGCCTTCGGTCAATTTTTCAATAATAGACATATTTAAAACCTCCTTAAATGTTATTTAATGCCTGCAAGTTTCCGCATTCGATGGGCGAATGAATCTTCTTGCTTTGATTGTGTTTTGTTGCGTCTCGGCAACATGGAAGATAGGTTGGGTCTTCGGTTAACTGACTCACTAAGTGATTGTGGACCTTTTTCAACATTGTTGTTTGATCCCACTGTAGTTCGGAGGGTTTCCCAAAGAGCTTTCGCCTCTTCCGGGCTACGTGCCTTTGTGATGGCTTCGGCAATTTTAATTTTTTGCCGCTCATTCAAGGAGGCATCTCTCAATGCACGATTTGAGTAAAGTAACTTTGCATTTGACAGAAGGGTACTTTTTACCTTCTGGTTTAATTTGTAAATTGTGTTCTCGTAGAGTTCGTGCTCTACGGTTAAGCGACGGAGAGACTCATCAAGTTCATCGACTTTCTTTTCTAGCACCTCTTTCTCATCTTTGTGCTTGTCGGATTCTCGCTTGGCCAATTCCATCTCCATTTGATATTCGAGTGTAGCTTCGTTTGTCTCGAAAGTTCCATTCTTTTGGATTCCGGGCATCTCTGCTACCAATTCTTCCTCTAGGGCGTCGTCTTCAGAAGCGATTTCGTCCAACAGGTTCAACACTTCTTGGAATTTAGCTTCCTGTAGATTCAAGTCGCCCAAAATGTCATCTTCAGGTTCTTCTTCAGGTGACGGCATTGGGGCAGAAGGGCTTGCTGCGTTCGCTTCTTTGCTAGCTTCCTGTTCAAAGTCATCCAAATCAAAAGTATAAGTGACGGTTGACTCATCGTCAGGGCAAGGGCACATTGTTTCTCCACCTGTTGCTCCAAGTGGAATGTTCATGTCAGACCCAGCAGGTTGACTTGCTACGGCTCCGCCCATTCCCATGGCATCGCCCTCTTCTTCTTGAAGTATGTCGTCCTCGGAAGCCTCTTCCAATTCAGATTCATTAACCAAGTGGGTCTTGCCACCAGATGAGTATCGAATTCCAACTTTTCCGTTGTCATTCTCCACAGTCACTCTAGCCATTCGGCCGGCGTGGCGGACGGGTTGGCCTGTTTCGTTCAAAGATCTCGGTGACTCTAAAAGACTTTCAACTGCGTTTTTAATTTCGGGGGCATATTTCTCAATAATTGCTTGCTCCGCATTCTTAAGTGCCGCTTTGCGCAAATCCGCAGCATCTATAATCGCTTGCTCTAACATTGAAGACATCAAATTACTCCTTAGGGATATAAGTTTATCAATTATAATTAGTAAGGTTTATAATAAAACGCCATCATTGTTTATATGGTGTCTATTGTAGTTTGTGATAGAACAGTGTAATCATCAATTCGCCGTTAGCCATACTTGTGCTTGTGTCAATTAGTAAGTTTTCATCACCATTGAAAGCATGTGGTCCTTCCGGGACGGTAAACGTAGTGAATCCGTTGTTTTGGACAGAGGTAATTACCGTAGCCATATTTCCAAACATATTTGTGTCACCGGTACGACCGATATTACCAATGTTTCCTGTGTTTAGTTGTGTTACAACTTTAATCTTCATTCCTATGGGAACCATGCCGGCTTTAAAAAACGCAGCAACAGATTTTGTTCCGCCGCCAGTAACACTAACGCTAACTGACTTTGATCCTATACCCATTTGATCGTTGTTTACGTTCTCATAGATTTGATATAAGACCCCGCCGGCGGCTGTGTCTGCGGTGTGATGATCAATGTGAAGTTGTGCGCCGGGAGTTGCGGTTCCAATACCGAGGCCGTAAGAGGTGGCCGAAGAACCAGACAGGGTCATTATCTCTCCTGCGCCAGTTTTGCCGGTAAAGAAGCGAATAACGTCTTCATCTGAAGCGTTTTCAACTGTTATTTTTGTGTCCTCGTCGGCGTCGGCTATAGAAATGCCGCCAGTAGTTAGGTTGGTTTCACCCAAGTCAAAGGATCGCCAGTAAAGAGCACCGCCAGCTTTAGTATACAGGAAGCCTTTTCCATCAGCCGGTTGGGCTGGCGTGGAAGACTCACTTGAAATAGCAATCATGCCGGCAACATCAAGTTTTGCGATACCGGTTCCACCGCCAATAACAAAGTTACCACTAGAGTCAATTTCGTGTACAGTTCCGCCGTTTTGTTGAAACGTAATAGCTTGACCAGATTTGGCATTAATCTTTGTACCGCCAGCGGAATCTTGTTGAAGAGCAAAATCATTGTTATTACCCATATCAAAGTGACCAAGTGTCATACTATCTGCTGTAGTGCTGTGAATCTTCATCCGGCCCATTGAGACTACCTGATCTGTGTCAGGGTAGACCTCAAAGATAGTTGAAGGGTTGCCGGCTCCAATTTGAATCTTACCATCATTGAGGATGATCATTCGCTGTGTTCCGGCAGAAGTCATAACAATAGAGTCGGCGTCGGCCGAAGCTTCTACTTTCACATGAGTGTCAGAGTCCGCATCTTGTATAACTGTTTGGACCGTGCCTCCGGCTGTTAAGTCAACAGCGGTGCCGACCTCGCTCGATCTCCAATATACTTTTCCATCAGCTTTTGTGAATAGAACACCACCGTCACCATTGGCAGGTGCAGCAGGGTCTGAGCCTTGCTCCTTAGAGATGTGGATGGCTCCGCTAACTTCCAGTTCCTGATCTGGATTATTAACTCCAATGCCAACTCTACCAGAAGAATCAATAACCATGCGGTCACCGACAGCAGCGACACGAAATGACATTTTGTTGGCAGCGTGGTCGTAACTAATTTTACCCACATCCTCGTCATCCTTATCGCCAAAGCTAAGACCGGAGGCACCATTGGTTGCACCAATAATGCTTACATTGGCTTCATCGAGACCGTTGTTTCTTTGAAAGATTGCAACAGTAGGGTTGTCCGGGCTGGATAGATCACCTTGTGCGTTTCTAACTTTTACGTCCAATTTGGTTTGTGGTGCAGTGGTACCTATACCTACACGGCCACCATTATCTCTGGCTAGGTCCATTATAGAAGGAGCAGAGGAGAGGTTGGTTCCGTTTGCAAATCTAAAATTTGTTCCTGTCTTCGCAACACCGATTACATAATTGTCGGACACTCCGCTACGGAATCCAAGACCACAGGTCCCCCCAGCATTATCGTTGTCGATCAATACGGATGGATCACTGTTGTTGTTGTTTGTTTGTATATG